CCGGAGTATTAATGATAACTTACAGTACTAACTGGATGGGACCTATCAGTTTAGATTGGTACCGAAAGAGAGGATTGTTGGAGGAAGGTAGTTCAGAACCAACAACCTACTATTCAGGCGGTCGTATTGACATTTACGGCGTACCTGATGAACACTATCCTCTAGAATACGGTCTACCAGTGATGCACGGTGAAGACTGGAATGCCCTCAGTGATTGGTTAGATGAGTTTAAATCGGAAGAACAAATGCCGTACGATGAACTGATTACGCTATTTGAAAAAGACTACGGCAAAAAGATTAGGTGGGCAGATGACATTACCAATTGAGAGAACGCAAGCGGTATTACGAACAGAACGATTTCTGATAGATCTGCGTGATCCCAAGAAATATCCTCGTGTGCCCAAAGCAGTGCGCGAAGAAGCAAGTCGCTTGTTGAGGCACTATCCCTCACAGTACCATATGATGTACATTGACGAAAGTTTTGATCCTCTCAAGAAAAAATAATTCTTGACATTTCTTCCTGAACCTTCTATAATATATACAAAATTAAATGGCAGCGCAACGACGGCGACCACGGAAACTTCTCGGAGATGGGAATTAAGTGATGAAAAATAGATACGGCGATGAGTATCATTGGGAAAAACTCAATGACAAAGAATACAAGTTTGTGATGGAAGGCGAGTCGATGGATTACTGCCTTTATGGTGCTAAGGAAGGGCAGCAAGAAATAGATATCAATGACCTTGGTATGTTCGACCCAAGCGGCGGACCGTATGTTGCGATTGGTTCTACAGTAGAAGGTAAAGTCGTTGAACACATTCGTAGAACCGAAGAAGGTTTTGTTGTAAAGGTAAAATTATGAGCATTAATCTAATCCAAGAGGCAGTTGACGATTACCTAGAGCGTTTGACTCCTGCTCAAGTTGAAGGTATAATTGCTGAGTATCCGAATGATGATACGGCAAAGCAAATTATTGAAGCAGCATACTTGTTTATAAACGATCGCAACATTGAGACTGCTAAGAAGATGCTGTATAATTCAGCAAAATTTCTGTTGGAAGAAAGTGATTATCCCCGATGAATATTTTTGGTATTGAGTACGATCCCGAGGTAAAGAACTTCCCTGAAGCAGTTGAGTCTGCTGTTGCTCAGTGTGACAAGCATGTGGTGAAGATGCCTCTGGAGTCAGCACAGATGTTATGCACTGCTCACCGTATTCTTGATGGAGATGAGGGGAATGAGGACTTGTACAAGAAAGTCCACCCAAAGCATCCCTCGACTCTCTGGACGATGGAGTCAGTGAACAACTACCACTGGCACTATGCCCACTGGATTGCTCTCTGCGAGGAGTATACGTATCGCTACGGCAAGGTGCATGTCACTGAAACGAAGTTCCGCGACCGTCTTCGAAATCCCCCCAAGAACACTCCCTATGGCGGACTCACTCCTTTCCGCCTTGCATTCAAGGACTATCCTGAGTGTGTTGTTGAAGGAGACCCTGTTCAGTCATATCGCAATTTCTATATGACCAAACAAGAGCGATTCAAAATGGTCTGGACCAAACGTCCAGTTCCAGTGTGGTTTAGGAACAAAACTGCTTGACTTTTCGATTTGCTCGTGTTATAATTTACCTTAAATTAATAAATAGGAAAACAAATGGACAAGGCAAAACGTCTCAAACTGATTCGTAAAATTTCTCGTAAACTTAATCGGGAAAGGATTCGTCGTTATCATAAGAATCTTGCGATCATTCGCAAGGCAGAGGAAGGCGATGATCATAGCATGATTCACTGGAGCGATGCTTCAAGTTATGCAAAAGAGCACTATGGCGAAATTGCCAAAGAGACAACCCGTTTTGATGGAGAGTGGAACTAATGAACAGCGAGGAGTTTGAATCTGCTCGAGTGCAGATGGCAAAAGATCAAGCAGTTGCTCTGCTTGAAGAAAACATTGTAGAAATTTCTGTTTGGCGGAGAAAAAGGGAGGAAGTAGATACTTATCGTGGAACTCTGCAGGCAGACCTCTGTGGTGTTGTAGATCCCATGAATGAAGATTATCCATATGCTTATGATGGCGGACAAACCGAAGGTGACGGGTTGCTCTGGTTCTGGGATCTAGATGCCAACTATTGGCATCCTGTTGACTTTGGTAAATGCGTTGGGTTTGTAATTGATGGTGTGGAGTATACCTAATGTTAGACCGTGATTCTATTTTAGAACAACTTCGTGAAGGTATCGTGAACCTTTCCTTTACGAAAATTAAGGACGGTGCAGTGCGCAATATGACTGCGACGCTCAGGACCGAAATGATTCCTGAAGACAAAATCCCCAAAAATGGAAAAATGGAAGGTAATGGGGAGTCTGCCGTCCGCTGTTTTGATCTTGATCTGAATGAATGGCGTTCATTTCGAATTGACACTCTCCTTACTTTTGAGAAAGCAAGTAATGCCTAAGACTCCTGGTCAGAAAGCAGCAGAGACTCGCCGAAAGAATCAACAAAAAATGTTGAATGAGATGGGAGTCTCTGAGACACCTAAACGTAAAAAGGTTCGTCGACGCAAACCAATGACGGAGGAGCAGCGCCAGGCAGCAATAGAACGTCTTGCAAAAGCTCGTGCAAAGAGAGGTGCTACTGGCACTGCTTCCATTCACGATTCTCTTCTTGAAGTAGATCCTGACTCCAAAATTCACTGGACGAAGGTAAAGGAATGGATAAAAAGTTGTCAGGAAGAACTTCGTGGCATGAAGTCTTATAAAGATTCGAAAGAAGCAGCACATCGTCAAGAGTATCATTCGCTAGAGACATACATTGATAACCTCAAGAAGTATCTCTCCACCGGAGTCTACCTTGACTATCGTTATGGAGAACGAAGAGAGGGTAGAATGCAGGAAGTCTGCTTACACCTCGCATATTATCCCGATGGCACCCCAAAGCGATCTGTTGGGGTTTACTATCCGGACATTAGTCAAATTTGGACAAAAGAAATGCAGGAGATGCTTTATGGAGGAGGAGAACCAAAACGAGTCTATCCCAAACTTTATGACGAAGAAGAATTTCAGTCTGATGGTGGAGAACCTGGCGAGGGCGAATGATCTTACTTACATCGACTCGGTTGTTGAACTCTGCGAACGAGAGAATATTGATCCGGAAGATGTAAAGAAGTACCTCAGCGATTCAATCAAAGATCACATCGAATCCGAGGCAAGAGGATTAAACTATCTACCAAAACAAAACACACTTGACGTTTTACTATAGATAGTTTATTATATGATGGTGAAGTGGATAAACCGACACACAAAAAATATACGAGGATACACATATGTCTTTTCAAAACCTTAAATCTCGCTCTATGGATGTTTCTAAACTCGCTGCTGCTGCTCAAGAAATGAACGGTGGCGGTGAGAAAAAATCTTATGGCGACGACCGTTTCTGGAAACCTTCCGTTGATGAAAACGGCAATGGTTATGCCGTGCTCCGATTCCTTCCGGCAGGTGAAGGACAAGATCTTCCCTGGGTTCGCTATTGGGATCACTTTTTCAAGGGTCCGGCTGGTCAGTGGTATATTGAGAAGTCTCTCACTACGATTGGTCAGAACGATCCTGTGAGCGAACTAAACTCTCGCCTCTGGAATAGTGGCATTGAAGACGACAAGGAAACTGCTCGCAAGCAGAAGCGTCGCCTTCACTATGTCTCAAATGTCCTGGTGGTTAGCGATCCTTCGAATCCTGCCAACGAAGGCAAAGTCTTTCTGTATGACTTTGGTAAGAAAATCTTTGACAAAATCATGGATGTCATGCAACCTCAGTTCCCTGGTGAAGAACCGATCAATCCTTTTGACTTCTGGAATGGTGCAGACTTCCAACTGAAGATTCGCAACGTTGCGGGTTATCGCAACTATGACAAGTCCGAATTCAAGTCGCCTTCTCCGCTGTTCGCAGCAGATGAAGCGAAACTTGAGGCGACCTATAATCAGATGCATGATCTGAATGAGTTTGTCAGTCCTACGACTTTCAAGTCTTATGATGAACTCAAGGGTCGCTTACAGGTTGTCTTGGGTGAAGCTGTAGGCGCTAATGCTACGGCTCGCAACGAGTCCCTTTCGCAAACTGCGGAGCGAGTGGAACCCAAGACGGCATCGGAGCCTGAGATCGTGACTGCTCCGAACCCCTCTGTTGGCGTTGAGGATGATGAAGAAGACACTCTGTCCTACTTTGCCAAGATGGCAGCAGAGGATTAAACTACTGCAATGGTAGTTTGGGGGGACGCAATGTCCCCCTTTTTATGCCGGTGAAGCAACTCTATCCAAAGAATCTATCGGTGAAACGTTTGGCGCCATAAAGGAATTGCTGCTGCTATTAATTCTTGTGCTGGCGTCAATTGTCTTGGCATCAATCGCCGCAACAGACGCAGGAGAAGTTTTTTGTCTCATCTCTCTACTACTGCTATTCATAATGTTAGTGTTCATTTCTCGTTTTGGAATTTCGACCGGAGTAGGAGGACTGTCTCTTCGATCTATTTGCGTTGGTGGTGCAAACGTTTCTGGTTGTTCTTCTCCGAAGAAACTACCGGCAAGATTCTTCAACTTCTCTCCTGCTTCTGCGAGCGAGAAGTTAGACAAGTCTGGAATCTCAGGCAAGATTCCTTGAATTGATTTAATAATTCTCTGGAGGAACTCACTAACTTTATTCAAGACGAATGTAAAAGGATTGTATTCTTCAATCTTTTCTTCAATGAATTGTGAAGTATCGTTAACTGCCTTTGCTGCCTTCATTTGTAAAAACGTAAACAGAGAATCAACTGTATTCATGACCATTAGATTTATCTTTTGGAATCCTGCTCCAATTTCCATCTCACCTGTCTCTGGATTTGTAAAGAATGCATTGATCTTATTTGTTATACCATTAATCGTCTCTCTCAGAGTTGCTTTTACATCAAAAGCATCTAAATCATTTGCAAAACTTTCAAATCCGATCAATCTTGCGAATGCAGAGATTGAATTTTTAAATGCGGTTGTAATTCCAGAGAATGCGTCAACAAGAATGTTTGGCAGGAAAACGGTGAAGAAGTCACTTGCTGTTCTCGAGAGACCCTGCCCGACTTCGTTTAATCCTTCAAGACTGAAGAACTTTGGAACTGTATCGGTGAAGAAGTTACCAATTTTGGTAAGACCATCAAAGATTAATCCTTGGAATGAGAAACTGTCAAGTGCGCTTTCTATTTTACCTGCAGTATCATCGGCTTCCTTTGAGAAGAATCCGATCACAGAGGATGCTGCAAACTTGACTAGATCTAAAAGACCACCAATAAAACCAGCAACAAAACCAGAAAATCCTCCGACAAAAACATCTGAGATTTTTCCCACTAACCCTTCGGTCTCTCTCTCCTGGACGTTTCTTACTGCACCAAAAGCAGCATCAATTACACCAACAATAGGACCAAAGATTCTACCAACATTTCGGAAGAATCCAACAAATCCATCTTTAACTCGAGCAAAAAGAGAAAGTGTGTCCTCTACAAAACTGGCAATTCGAGATTCTCCGCCGCCAGCACCAGTACCAAATAGATCGGTCAGTGGTTTAAAGAACTCACCAATTGCTGTTGAGACATTTGAGAAGAATGTTCTGACTCCAGTTACAGCATTTCCTAAGAATTCGCGCACTCCCTGAATCATATCTGATATAAACAACTTTCCGCGATAAAGTCTCTTCACAAAATCGCTAGTGTTTACAACAGGTTTACCGTCAACTCCAAGACCAATTGCTCTGAATGCATTGACTCTTATTCCTCTTAGAAACTCCGTGACTCTCTCCAATCCTCTATCGAAAAGGTTGGGAAGTTTTTCAAATCGAGTACGTATTGACTCTGGTGTGAATAATCTGAAAATTCTTGCCCCCAGGTCTCGAATCGAATCTACAATACCCTCAATAAAACCACGAACAGATCCAACAAGAATACCAAGACCGCCAACTATCCCGAGTCGACTCGAGTCAACCGACTCTGCAACGTTTTGAGAATTTTTTACGAGTTCCTTTGAAACTCTGCTTGCTTCTCTTCGGTTTTCTTCTTCTTCAAGAGCATTCTGTTTGTCTTTTAGCAAAAAATCTTTCATAGTTTCGCCAAGAGATTTCACCTCAGAACTGGTGTCTCTGGTATTTCTTTCAACAGAATTTAACCTCAGTGCGTTTTCTTCGCGCAGTAGAGATATGCTTCGTTCTAAAGAATCTGCCATTTTATTTCCTGCTCTCGTTTTCTATTCGTTCGTTTTCTTCTTTGACATATTCAATCACCATTGCAACATAAACTTCCCTCTCCCACGGTATCATCGAATCAATTTCTGTCAAACTATAGTTGTGTTGTAACATTAATGCTGAATTGGTTCGATAATAATTCATCAGATTGTCATGGGAGAGGTTTATGACAAAAAATCGCTCATCCCTTTTAGCACTACCTGATTTTCTTCGCCGCAATGATTACAGACAAATTCAACTTCTTTTTTAAGGGAAGGAAGGTCTGAAAGATAGTCTGAGATTAACTTAAACTGAGACTGTGTCATGGACTCGACGAACTCTCGCACCTCTTCACGCGAAACATCAGAAGTCTCTATTCTCTCTTCTTCAGTATGAATTGCCTTGATACAATTCATTACCATCTCAAATCCCACTTCAAGTTCTTCTCCATCAAGATCCGTCTGTAACAAATTACGATAAGAAGGATACTGCATCTCTACCAGAATCGAAGGAGTAATTTCGATTATGTTTTTAACGTCAGGAATATCAACAACTGCACTAGAAACATCAATCGTTACTTCATTCGCTTTTGAGCAACTTGAGCATTTAAGGTTGATTGTTGAAGATTCTCCAACCGACTTTGATCTGATTTGAGTGAACATATACTCAATGTCAAAGGTTGTAAGCGTGCTTGTGTCAATTTCTTCTTGAATGCATGCGGAAAGAGTATCGACAATAGCATTCAATGTCTGTCTTTGATCTCGCGATTCAAATGCCATCATCAATACCTTTTCTTCTTTTACAAGGTATGGACGAAACTTGATCTTCTCTTTCGTAGAAGGAATCGTGAGAGAATACTTTGGTGTGTCATTCAGTTTTGGAAGTGCCATTTCAATCTCCTATGATATATCAATCAAAAAAGTCTATAATTTTTCTAATACCAAACCCAAGAATTGAGTCTGCTAAATTGTCATTTGGTTTTGCTCTACCGCTAATCCAATCTTTGTATGTCAACTGAACAGAAAGTTGCATTACACCGTCTTCAGCATCTCCAAGTTGAATAGCATTCATTGTTGTTGGATATGATTCCTGAAGAAGGCAAGTATAAACCGGAGTGTCATTTGATCCAATATCTAATTGAATTTCACCTTGAGAAAAATCAAATGGTCCGATGTCTGGAAGTCTCTCCAAGAGAAAATTTGGAATCCTGTCGACAAACCCGAGTTGTTTTCTTAAGATATTGTATGAAACTCCGCGTTGTAAATGTTGAATAATTACTGGCTTGACATAGTTGTTATAATAATTCACTTCGTAAGTTTGTTGACTATGAACCAGTGACTGCCAGGTTTCAAAATAATTTTTAACTGCATGATCGTTCATGACATAGAAGTTAAGAGTGACATCGGTCGTGGCATATCCACTTGCATATCTTCTGTTAACCGTACCGATGGTTTGCTCGGTGCTCATGATCTGCCTACCAGGCAATTCTGCAGAGGTACAAAGCAGATTTAACGAAGAGGTTCCGTTTCCGAGACTCGGTAGAAAGACACGAAACATGTTCGGACGAGCAAGTCCGCCCGAACGAGAAACCAGAGATTTAAAATCGTCAATACGATACGCCATTAGATCATCTGCCTTGAATCGTAGTATACTTTCTGTCGATTGGACTTACGCCAGTCTGCTGTTGGTAAAAATGTTGCGATTTCCCACTCGGGAGCAGGAACTTCAGCAAATCTACTCTTTACATGCTCATTGAGATAGTGCTTGAAACACGGTTTGAAGTATCGAAGTTTGCTGGACTTCTTCAGCATTCTATATGTAAGGTCAAACCTGGTATTGTCATCAACCTTCTTCCCGGCAATATCCATCAAAGCATCTAGAAACTTTGCTCGAAGAATAGGCGGAAGGTAGTGTAGATTCAATCCATAGAATCCGCCTTCTGCAGGACCGACAACAATTACCAAAGGAAAGGTATCGTAGTAGGGCAACTTATCCTTGGTCTTTGGATCGTAGAAGAACATCTGCATTGATCCAACGATCTGCTTGTTTCGACTACGAAGCGGATCTTCTTTCATTAGTTCTCGGCGATTGATTGCTCGCAGGTTTGATGCCTTCTTGCGAAACCACTCACGAGACTCTTTCGTGCGAGGAGTGATCCCTGCACGAAATGCCTGAAGTTCTAATCTATTAAAAATATTGGACACAGTGCCCCACCTGTAAAAAGTTTTCAATCTTATTTATAAAGATCAGCGAAGAGTTTTGTTACGAACTGTCCAAAACCGTTTATGTAAAGTATAGTCCTTGGATACATGCCGAATCAGTTTTTCTATAGGATCCTTTTCAATATCAAAGACCAGAAACTTTGGATTCCCCGAGAAGTATTCAGTCACCTGCTGATAATGTTTATGAAAGTCTTTTCTCCACTTCTCGGTCATATGGTTTTTATTGGTGATGTTTGTAAATCTCATATACCGTCCTAGATAATTTGCCTTGTGCTTCTTTCGACTCCGAATCCAGTTATCAACATCTCTTATTTGTAAAATGAAATAAGCATCTGGATATTCTTCATGCAGTTCTTTGAAATATCGACACCCCTCAATCAGTTCTGTTTTGGCATAGGTCATATCGCTGTAGGCATCAGCAATGTTATTATTTTCCAGGATAGGTTTCTCCTGTTTTAGGTTATCTCGCATTTCTTTTGCGAGCGGACCAGTCGCTCCCTTTAAATGAAAACTCTTATATCCTGACTGCTGAAATAAAACGTGCAGTGATGTTGTTCCGGTCTTATTAAAACCGATGAAAAAAACTTTCGGTCTCATTTTTTCTTTCTTATGAACGGTTTTAATGGCTTGATAGATTTAGGTAGTATGCCTCTGGCATTCAATTCTTTCTCTGTCCATATCTCAAAATGCCAACCTCTATCCTTTGCGTATTCGTTTGCTGCTTCCCACTTATTCATGTTCTTAACGTATGTCAATCCTTCAGTGATGTACCTCCTTGTTCGCTTCGGTCCGGTCGGAGGACTTGTTTCTTTTTCTGGTTTAATCTCAATCAATACGGTTCTTCCGTCTTTATACTGAACAATCAAATCCATGAAGTACCGATGATACTTTTTGTCCACCTCATATAGATAAGGGATAACAACTTCTTCGCTTCCCCATTTTTTGACATCGCTGGAGTTATCGCACCATTTAAATGCGTGCTTCTCCCAAAGAGAACGATAGACTATATTTTCTGGGTCACCCAAATACTTGTCTTTATTTTTTACTTTGTACTTTCCGGAATATGCCATGATACCCTTATAAATAATTGTTGTGTTTGTCTAACCTATTTATTGGACCTCTAATGGCAGAACGAAAAAAACTTCGATATCCTCTTCATAATGAAGACGAGTATAAGGCAAGAATCAAGTTTACTCTTGTCCAGGAAAAAGACGTCACATTAGAATCTCTTAATGACCTTATCCCTGGCGCCAACAGTGCTGCGAATTTGCTTCAGAACCTTCTACCAGGAATTAGTCGAGAAGAAGCTGAGAAGAGCATTGGAGAACACGAAGGTAGGTCGAATCAGAGTGCCTCTGCCAAAAAGATCCCTGTTCCCGATACCGTGGTTTCGCTTTATCTTCCAACAGCATTATCTTTTCGAGATAACGTTGCTTACGAAAACTTTGATTTGGGCGGTCTTGGTGCTATTTTTGAACAGGGTGGAAGTATTTTAAATACGTTCGCTGGTGGAGCTTCTTCTCTTACCGAATCATTAAAAGGCAATTCAACTGCTCCGACCAGTGATTTGGCAAAACTAGCAGCAACAAACCTTGCAGGAAAAACTTCTGTTGGTGATTTAGTTCTTGGTGCGGCTGAAGAAAGGGCGAGAGTTGCTCAAGGTGCATTGAGAGTCACTAACAATCCAAATACGCGGGTATTCTTTAAACAGGTAAACATTCGAGATTTTGCGTTTACATTTAAGTTCCTTCCAAGATCTCAAGAAGAAATGGCAGAAGTAAAAGAAATTATTCGGTTTTTTAGAACTGAACTTTATCCCGAAGAAATTCTGTTTGAGAACGTTTCTCTTGGTTACAAATTTCCCAATAAGTTTAGAATTGAATTCTATTATGGCAACAAAAAAATTGTTCACAAACTAAAGGACTGTTTTTTGAGAGATGTTTCAACAACCTATAATCCCACAATGATGGCAATGCATCCGGATGGCGAATTTAACGAGATTGATATGTCTCTTTCCTTCCAGGAAGTTCGTGCTCTTTCCAGAAAAGATGTCGAAGAAGAAGGTTACTAATGTCAACAAAATACTTCAGTAGATTCCAGAAACTATTTTATCGCTTTGGCGACAATGAATCGCCAGCGATTTTTCAGAACATTTCTCAATATGTTGACCTCATAGATCAAATTAAAAACAACATTGCTTTCTTTGAAGATTATACGATCACTTCTAGAGATCGTCCAGACACCGTCTCATTCCGCCTCTATGGTACACCTGAGTATTATTGGTCTTTCTTTTTTTTAAACGATAAGTTAAAAGAGTCTGGTTGGCCGCTGTCTAATGAAGATGTGAGGTATGTTGCGCAATCTTACTATCCTCACAGAATCGTCACAACAAAAGAAGATATTGCAACCGAACCCTTTGACTTTCCTATCGGAAAAGTTGTGTTTGGTTCTGTATCGGGGACTGTTGGTACTATAATTAAAAGAAACTTAGATCTTGGGCAACTTATTATTGACACAACAAACACTGTAATTAGCGAAGAAAGAGAAATTTCTCTTTCGGTAAATACGAATGGATTTGCTGAGTTTGAATTGACTGACGATAGAGAGGCATTTCATAGTCCTTCACTCTGGGTTGTTTATCAAGACGGAAATGCAATTAACGATGTTGATATCACACTCTCTCAATTAGATCAAAAATCAAATTTTGCTAACATTCCTTTCAATGAGAACTCAACTTATACTGCGGATGTTCTGGTTAATATCAGCAATCCTCTTGATAATAATTTCGGAGACACCGAATCAATCTTCTATGTTGACGAAGGAACTGGAATAACTATTGCTGTACAAATTTATGAAGAAAGACCTCAATATCTCGGAGTCCATCATTACGAGGATGCCGATGGTAATTTGGTTGATATTGATCCATTTACTCAAGTAATCCCTGTTGGCGCAACTGCAGTAACGTATCTTGATAGAATACAAAGAAAAAACGACGATCTAAAGCAGATAAAGGTTATTAAACCAGATGCGATCGAAACAGTTGCTGGCGAATTTTATAAACTACTTGCTGAGACAGTATGACACTTTCTGTACAACAACAATATAAAATAATTGAAGCAACGATCTTTGCGGACAAACTTGGGTCTACAGAGATTGATGTTCGTCCTTCAATTGCAGAACTTGTCTTATATGAGAATCTAGAGAAACCATATGTGACAGGGCAAATTACGATTGCGGACAACAATGGTATCTTTGACTCAATTTCTTTCAGTGGAACCGAGAGGATCCGAATTCACTTAGCATCTGAAGAAACTATCGCGCCTGCTACCATTCCAAGAACATTTGTTATGACAAGCATAGAGAATGTGATTAAGTCTTCAGATGCAGGCAGTTCTTCGGTTTATGTTTTCACTCTGATTGATGAACATGCTATTTTGAGTAAAGCGAAGAAGATAAGCAGAACTGTACAGAATAATCTTGAAACAGAAATTCAAAAGATTTGCACAACAGATCTAAAAAAGAACATAGACATCTCATACATGTTCCTTGCCGGAGATAGAAACCAAAAAGTTTCTTCGATTCAGAGCAACTTCAAAGGGATCATTCCGTACATGCATCCTCTTGATGCATGCGAATGGTTGAGAGATCGTGCTACCACACAAACCGGATCACCCTTCTTCCTTTATGCCTCTATTCACGATGAGAACTTAAGACTTGGTAATTTGGATGTTATGCTTCAAGAAGATCCTTTTAATCCAAAGAACCCTTACATTTATTCTCCGTCAAACGTTCAACGTTCAGAAGAGCGATCTCCGATTCAAAAAACTTTTCAGATTCAAAATATTCGTTCAGCAAAAATGCAAAACACTTTTCAGCAGATGACTGCTGGCGGAATTGGTTCGCTCTACAATAACACGAACCTTAATACTGGTAGAATTTCTTCTTCTCACTTTAGCATTCGAAATACTTTAAGAGATCTGAAGAATAACAATACGATTCCAAGCGAAAAAATCCAAAACGTTTTTGACGAGAACTATCTACTTGATGGAGAAGATCTCGACGAATATAACGCGAGAATTTTTCACTCAATCACATCAACAGGCACCTATGGATTCTTTAAAAGCATTCATGATGAAACTGACATAACTAAATTTAAAAAGAAGATTGCCAATATTTCTATAAGAAATATGCTTTATAAAAATATGATGGAGGTTATTGTTCCGGGTGCAGGATTTTTAATCTCACAAGCAAGCGTTGGTGATATTATTCGAATCAACGTAATTTCGGATATTATTGATACCGAAACAGATTCTTTGAAACTTGACCTTCTTCGTAGCGGTGACTTCTTGATTTACAACGTAAGGCATAATTTTAGAGACACACGTCATGATGTTGCTATGACAGTCTGCAAGATTACGAGGGGATAAATGTACAGACCTCTTGAGACAGAATACTATGGTGACAAAACTCGCTGGTTTGTTGCTGACGTAATTGACTCTTCTCCACCTTATGGATTTGAGGGTCGAGTCCGTATACGTATACATGGTGTTCATTCACCTTCAACAAAAGACATTAAACAATCAGACCTTCCATGGGCACAAACGGTCCTTCCAGTTACCGAAGGAGGAGTTAGCGGGTTAGGAAGGACTCCTAAACTTGAAGCAGGCGCATTGGTATTTGGGTTCTTTATGGACGGTCGTGCTTCTCAAGTTCCGATTGTAATCGGTTCTCTTCCTCGCATAGAGTTTCCTTCTCGTGTTCAGCGAGGCATTGAATTCGAAGATGTAGTAGACAGAATTTCTCAAGAAGAAGTGTTTTTTGAAAATGTAATTGCAGGAATTGACAGAGACTGGCCGTTAATTGATGACCAGAATACTGGAAATATTACCGTCTCTGTAAGAGAGTATCGTATTATAGAGACAGTCAAGTTTTTCTTAAGTAATGGATACACTCTAAACCAAGCAGTCGCTATCGCAGCAAATATTGATGTGACATCAAAAATGATTAGCGGAGAGGTATTATCCTCTGATGGGAAAATTGGTATTGCTGGTTGGAGAGAGCAAAGACTACAAAACTTGAAGAATTTTTCCAATGAATGGAAGAGGTTCAGCACTCAACTTGCATTTATTCTCTATGAACTAAATACTACGCAAACTGCTGCCAACATTAAATTACTTCAGGTAGACACAATAGATGTCGAGAAAGAAGAAAATTGTCAGCGCGTTTTTGCCAGAGATTACCTTCGGATTAGAAATGGCGATGAAATTCAAACGAGAGTTGAATCTGGCCTCCAACTTTATAGTAAACTGGTGGGATAAATGACGACCATAAATCAAATCAACTCTCAATTAGATGCAATCCAAAACAACAACACCTTTACTCCTCAGGTATTAGAAACTGCTCAGAGTGCAGTACAATCTTCTTATGTTAACAACGCGACTTTACTTGGTCAACAAACCAATGAGATTGTTGGTGGTATAAAAAGTCTTGAAACAAAAATAGACGATCCAGGTTCAATTGTCGCGAAAGGAGACGCTGTTGTTGAATTGACTGAGGGTGTTCCGGGAACAGCAACACTTTTTGATCCAGAAAACAATTCAATGAATTTTGGTACACCAAGTATTAATCTTGGGTTTGATAGTGATACTCTTGCCGCACTAGACAGTTCCGGTGCGATTGATGGAATTTTTTCTGAGGTTGAGACGATTGGAGGGGATTTTGCAAATACAGTATCCACAATCATTTCCCTTATTACTGGTCTTGCTCCTGTTGAAAAATTAACCAATTTGGCGAGTGGTGGATCTGCTCTCGAAGCAATCAAGGAAGGTAGTCAGAATATTGCATCCAAAGCAAACGACCTAACAAACACGGTAAAGAGTTCTGTCGAAAACGTTGCCTCTGTTGCGGAGGCATCAGAGTTAGCAGGTGCACTTAACTCTCTAAATCAGGCAGCAGCAGACATGGGAAGTGTTATTAAAATATCCTCTGCTGTCGCAACGCTAAATCCTGCTGTTATAGCAACAGTAGCAGTTAAAGAGTTTACCGGAAATCCAGGATTGATCGGCGATACAATTGAATTAATTAACGAAGTAGACAAATCAGTAAATCAGATTGAACGAGAACTGAATGCAGGTATTAACACACTTCTTTCTCCTATAGAAAACGCAACAAATCAACTCAACGAATTTATTAGCGGAACAGATATCGTTACAGGCGGTGGACTTCTACAAGACATCACAGAAAGTTTTACTCGCCAAGCATCTTCGCTCATCAATCAACTTGCCTTTGGTGCAGAGTTTTCAGATGCCAAGACATCAGAACTTCTTCAGCAAGCAATTAGTGGTGATCCTCAAGAGCAATCAAAGGCAGTAAAAGAAATTATTAAAAGCTCTACCTCGAACTCTCGAGAGATGCAAACAATTATTGATAATGTTATCGCTTCAAATCAAGCAAAGACCACAAACGAGTTTATTGCTGAGATAGAGGTAAAGGCAAGAGCAGCAGGTATTTCAGACAATGAGATCAGAAACACCTCTGGTAGAATTCAATTGATTGAAACTGAATTGGTAAACCTATCAACTACCATCTCAGGATCTGTTGTAAAGACACCACTGGACTTCTACAAAGAGGATGTGAATCTCGAAGATGCTGTTCAAAAATTTGCTGGAGCAGCAACAGAATTTTCTGCATTCACCTACATTGATTCAAAAGAAGAACTTGGTGCAGAAATTAGAAAGATTGTGAGAGACGTTTCTGAAGTTGTTATTCATGCAACTGAGACATATACCAATGCAAATATTGGTTCGGAGGAGATTCACCTTTTCCATAACGAGAGAGGGTTTGATGGAATTCAGTACCATTACATAATTAGAAGAGATGGTAGAATTCAGAGAGGCAGACCACCAGATAAGGTTTCGGAAGCAAGCAACACAAAGGGTCATTCGCAGAGATGTATTGATCTTGTATTGGTTGGCGGACTCAACTGTCCTAGCGGGACGGAGAATCCTCTTGACTTCAGATCTGCTCAGTCCTTTACAAGAGCGCAGATGGAAAGTCTAGAAGACTTCCTTGAAGCATTCTATCGCCGCTATCCTGGTGGACAGGTATTTGGGCATAATGACATTCTTGAAAGTGTTGATGATCCTTATTTCGACGTCCTTGCATATGTCAAAACACTGTTTAGGAAAAGTAGTGTTTATAAGGACTTGAACAACGATCAAGCATATAATCCTTCTGAATTGAATCAACAGAGACCAGTATGACAACATCAAAAGACAGAAGAAAGATAGGACAAAATCCTTCTCGAGACGAGACCGAAGGAGTACCGCTAGATGGATTCCAGGATCCGACTGGCGAGTATCCTCGTAGCGAATACTTTTATGGTTCCTCTATCAATCGCGCTGCACGTGGATTGAAAATCAACAATCTATATGTTGGTGGTGGCGACTTTGGTATTTCTCTGAATATTGAACCGCAGGAACCTTCTCAATTTCCTTTTAATCAGGTTAATGAAACTCCCTCTGGACACGTAGTTGAATATGACGATACTCCTGGTGGAGAGCGCATATTAATTAAACATAGAACTGGTGCCGGTGTTGAGATGCGCGCAGATGGTTCTGTTATCGTTTCTTCGGTCAACAACAAAATTGAAGTAACAGGCGGCGACAACACTGTAATCGTAGAAGGCGAAGCAAATCTCATCTATAAAGGAAATCTCAACCTTCAGGTTACTGGAGATTATAATCTTGATGTTGGTGGAACATATAACGTCAATGTTGCGGGGCATAAGAAAGAAAATATCGCACTCAACCACAGAACAACTGTTAGCGGAAACAGTGAATACATTACCAAAAAATCTAAATCAACTAAAACTGTTGGAAGCAACCTTGATGTTGTTCTTGAAAACAATAAGCAAATTACTAAAGGGGATCTGAACACCGAAGTTGAAGGTGATATCAATATGTTCTCTGACGCAAACATAATGGTCTCTGGTAAAGATCAATTCGTTGCCGTTTCAAAGACGGCAAATATCTCTGCCAATAAAGTTTCTGTTCTTGGGATTACCGGATCCATTGGTGGATCAGCAATTGATTTTACTGGTAAGGTATATCAAGGACCAGCAGGTCCGGTTCCATTTACTTCTGGTGCAGCATTCTATGGTTCTTTCCTTGGACAGTCTCTAGAATCATTATTGTCTTCTTATTCTCATTCTTCATTTAAGTCTTTGACTGCAGGTTCTCTTGGTGCAGCAGGGATTGGTCCGCCAGCACCTCTACTTTCCAAAATTGTGCCAACTCCACCTTCAGCACCACCACCTGTTGCTCCTATTGTCGGAATTCACCTTGCTGGTGGTTCTTATGCGATACGGAATGTTACTGTAGATGCGGGTGATAAACTAAAAGACAGAATCCTGCTAAAAGACGATTATGAAGGATTGTTCGAAAAAATTCCTAGCATGCAGGAGATACGTTCAACCATTCGAGATCCTGCGAACAGAAGCAAACTCGCCAACAAATTAATCCGCGAAAGAAGGTTGAATCCAGAGTACAAAAAGACTGCTCCGCCAAAGATCGGAAGAACTTCCGGAAAAGCACCTTCTTCTAGGTTCGGTTATGTGCCGATTGGAAATGCGATCGCAAACAGAGGCAAAAGGTTTACGCCATGATTTTACTTGTTGATCCAGTATATAATCCTAATTTCTTAGATCCTTCTGAGATTTCTTCTGCAACCAAACTTGCTCCAGGAGTCACCATTGCCAAATTTCTTGGAGCGTATGGAGACAGAACTCCATTTGGTTTTATTTCAGATGCAAATCAAAGACAACAAATTGCAAGGCAATTGTATCTTCATGCTGAACTCATTCGCACAATTAATGGGAACACCGACTTCTTTAACAATGTTCGACTGATTGTCTCTGAAGGACTGTATCGTGGTGGTCCTGAAGAAACTGTTGGGGGAGACAACCTTAAGAAGTCCGATGGTAGAACTGTTGTCTATCAGGTAATCGACCAAAAAGGAAAGATTGACCACGACGCAACATTCGATGTTGCTGAGTACTGGAAGGATTATGTATTTTTTGAGAAGATCACTCTCGACTACGATACCTATAATCCAGACGGAACATTAACTTCTCAAATTATGGTAGAAATGCCTACTGTTAATGAGACCTTTGACATTTCTTTCGGAATGAATGTTGAGACTTCTTTCAACGGGACAATAATCAGCAAAAATGAGTTGGTGGAAGTTAAGCTTAATTAATATAAATAAATTCATAAGAACTTAAGAGATTCTCATGGCAACTAATCGTGCTCTCTCCATCGAAGACGGTAATCTAGGACAGGTTACACTAGCAACAACTCGCAACCGTGAGTATGTTGACCTGGACCTTTCCTTTGATAAAAAACCAACGAGCGGAGAACTCTATAAAAAGAGGAATGCTGCTGCAGTAAAACAAGCAGTAAAAAACCTTCTTTTGACAAACAGAAATGAAAAACCATTTCAACCATATTATGGCGGAAATCTCAATGATTTCCTGTTTGAACTTGCAGATATAGATTCAGAAGACGAGATTGAACAGCAGATTCGAACTGCGATAGAAGTTTATGAACCAAGAGTTGATTTAAGATCACTCAATATCAACGTAAACACAGAACCCGATAATAACGCACTCACGATTACTGTCGTTTTTAGAGTAATTAATACAAACGAAGTTGTAGAATTCACGACGACGCTGAACAGGTTACGATAATGGCAACAACCATACAATCATCCGCTCTAGATTTTCAGAATATCAAGAACAATCTGAAAACATACCTACAGCGACAAGAAGAGTTTGCTGATTATAATTTTGAAGCATCGGCAATGTCTAACATCCTGGACGTCCTTGCTTACAACACTCATATAAATGGTCTCATTGCTAACTTTGCGCTCAACGAATCTTTCCTGAGCACTGCACAACTTCGTTCATCTCTCGTTTCTCTTTCTGAAGGCATTGGATATATACCAGACTCGAAAACTTCTTCGGAAGCAAGGGTCCGTCTTTCTTTGAACCTTTCTTCTGTTACAGACAGAGAAAATACAATTACTGTTGCTTCTGGATATAAATTTACGACAACAGTAGACGAAGTGAATTACATATTTCAGACTCAAGAGACGATTACAGCAACTGATGACGGGAATGGATTCTATCAATTCACTACCTTAGATGGAAACGAAGATATCTCTATCTTTGAAGGTGTTGAAAAAGTCAAGACATTCATTGCAGGCAAGAATGACGAAGCGACCGTTTATATTATTCCTGACGAAAATATGGACATTGACACTGCAGTCGTTCGAGTTTTTGAGAGTCCAACATCAAATAGTTTTGTCACTTACATTGACATTCTTGATGCAACAACCATTAACGAAAACTCCACTCTCTATATCCTAAAAGAAACGCCCAATGGTTCTTTTGAATTGACCTTTGGTAATGGAACGACTCTTGGTAGAACTCCTGCTGCTGGCACTAAAATTACTGTTACTTATCTCTCGGTTAGTGGAGAACTCGCTGACAAAGCAACTATCTTCGAACCTTCTTCTCAAATTAACATTACTGATACAGTAAGTAAAACTCCGACTGTGACAACAACAGCGAGATCTGCTGGCGGTGGTGAAAAAGAATCAATAGAATCAATTCGTAAAAACGCACCGTTTCAGTATGCGGCACAAAACCGAATGGTAACTTTCGCAGATTATTCTTCTTTGGTTCTTAGAAATTTCTCCACACTCATTAGAGATATTGTTTCCTGGGGCGGAGAGGACAATATACAACCAGAGTTTGGAACTGTCTTTATGTCCATTCTCTTTAATGATGATGTTACTGAAAATAGAAAGACGATCACCAAGAACGCAGTCACTGACCTTTCTGAACAATTATCGGTTGCAACATTTAAACTAAAATTTGCCGACCCAGTAACAACCTTTATTGAAGTTGAAGTTTTCTTCCAGTTTAATCCAAGGTTAACTACTCTTTCGCTCAACACTATTCAGGAAAATGTGAGAAGCACAATTCAAAATTATTTTAATGGTGCGGTTGGAAAATTTTCGCAGTCTTTCCGTAGATCAAACCTTCTCACATTGGTAGATGAGGTTAGTCCTGCTATTCTTTCTTCAAGAGCAGATGTAAAGATGCAGCAGAGATTCACTCCGACTCTGAATACTGAGCAAGACCACAACTTTAAGTTCCCGGTACCAATTGCTTCGCCTGATGATGTGAACGTTAGAGTTACTTCTTCAGTATTTACATTGAATAACGTCTCTTGTCAGATCCGCAATCAACTAAACAGCAATAAACTCCAGGTATTTAATTTGAGCGATAACAGTGTTTTGGTTGATAATGTCGGATCGTATGATGCTTCTGAGGGCACTGTAAGTATCGTAGGTCTTCAGGTTGACGACATTGCTGGCGGGACAGACTTTATTAAACTTGCTGTTGTTCCGGCAAATCAAAGCGTAGTAACACCACAGAGAAACGATGTTCTTGAGTTTGATGAAGGTAGAACTATCGCTAGGGCAGTTACAGTATCTGCGACAAACTAAGGTTTTAGATGACTCACGTAGATAAAACATACAGGGATCTAGGTAGGAGAGAAATCAATCTGACTTCGTATCAGGTTGACGAAGTTCTATCTGACTACATTGTTCAAAATTTTCCTAAATTTATAAATTTTCTTAAAGCATATTATGAATTCGAACAGGGTGAAAATTATTCTGAACCTTCGCCGAGTCGACTTTTAGATGAACTCTTTAAAGTAAGAGACATCACGCAAACAGATTTAACACTTTTATCGTTCCTTGAAGATGAACTCCTTCTGGGGCAGTCATATTTTTCAGGATTCCCAGACAAAAGAGAAGCAGCGAAATATTCAAATACGCTCTATCGTTCAAAGGGAACCAAATTTTCTATTCAGCAATTTTTTAGAACTTTCTTTAACATAGATCCAGACATCGTCTACACAAAAGAAAATATATTTGTTGTTGGAGAGTCTGAGATCGGAGCACAGTCAGACCGATATATAACTGACGACAAACTCTACCAACAATATGCCATCTTGATTAAAAGCGGATTGCCTCTAGAAACTTGGAGGCAAACATATAAACTCTTTGTTCATCCTGCCGGAATGTACTTGGGTGCTCAGGTTCAAATTGTTGGCGTTTTTGATCTAGACTTACAAAATCAACCAGATCCTGGTCTGCTCGACATTCCTGAGTTTGAGATCGAAGGTTCTGCAACAATTACCACAACTGCCGTGAATCAGATGACTGCGCTCTTTGACATGAGAACAGGAGATTCTGATGGAGATGTTGAATTGTTTAGAACTAACGTTGGTACCTCTGGAACATATCCAAACTTCCCAGGTAATGAACTAAACGATGCTAAAGACTTTACTATAAAGCAAATCGACGATCAATATTCTTCTATCGGCGAATTCCTAGAACCTAACTCTCCGACATTCGACGACGACGATAGTGGCGACATTAACGGATTTGACATTAGCAGCACTGAGACAATTGATCAAGAACAATTTGATTGGATTGATTCTAGCGATAATCTGATTAACCTTGACGAACTCTTATAAATAAAAAGGCGATATTTTAGGATAATCTAAATGACCAGACAAACACTAAATCGAGGCACTATTGCAAATGACGGTACAGGCGATACCCTACGTCAAGCTGCACTCAAAATAGAGCAAAACTTTCAAGAGATTTATTCCAAATTAGGCGGCGACAGCACTGTATTGATGCCTCTCATTTCATTTGATAGTGATGGTGTTATCTTCGAAGGTGCCTCAAATGATGACTTTGAGTCCAAACTTTTTGTCGAAGATCCTACTGCTGATCGTTTTCTAGAACTCCCTGATTATACGGGACAAATTGTAGTAGACTCTGCAACCCAGACGCTCTCCAATAAAACCCTGAATACTCCGGTTCTTATAACACCTCAGTTAAGAGACAGTTCTGGTTCTTATGAATATCTTCTGACGCCTGGTGGTCTTTCATCCGATCATATTCTAAGACTTCCTACGATTACTGATTCGGACGAGATTGCTTTTAATAAAGCAACACAAACTCTAGAAAACAAAACACTAAGTCAACCTCTTCTGAATAGTCCTAAGATTGGTTCTCTGTTGGCAGATAGCAACGGAAATGAGTTTTTTGAATTCAATTCAGTTTCTGGTGCAATCAATCACATTGCAGTTAGCAACAATACTAATGGTAATACTCCGTCACTAACTGCTGCTGGCGGAGATACGAATATTGACCTTGGACTCTCCGGTAAAGGAACTGGTGGCGTAGAGGTTCAGAGTAAACTGAAACTCTCTTTCCAAAACCTTACGGCAAACGGTGCAGTTGATCTAGAAAAACCACTGACATTTTTTAACTCAGGTTCTTCACTTGCTTCTACAATGGGAGATGGAACCGAAAAAGGTGAAACTAAATATCTCGTAAACCAAAATAGCGGTACTGCCACGATCACTCCATCTAATCTACAAAACTACTCAACAATCACTCTTGATATCGATCAGACATGTACTCTGGTTTGGGGTGGAACTGCATGGGTGGTGTTGAATGTTGGTGGCGATTCTTCTGGCGGAATCTTAGCATAAAATAGGACGACGAATCAATGGCTGCTGTTGTTTTTGACAAATTAAAAAAGAACTTCCTTCTTGACTTCATTTCTGACGTTCAAGATTCGGACGGATCAGGCGATCGTAATTATTACTATGCAGGTATCGGACGTTCTGAAGATTGGAACGATTCTGACGTCGCACCAACTCCCAGAAACAGTCTTAGAGAAGCAAGAAGTACAAGACTTGCAATTCAGTCTGTTAAAAATATCACGGATACAACCTTCGTTGTTCCTCGATATAATTGGACTTCTGGTGCTATTTACTCAGCATATGACGATGATCAACAAGGTTATCCCACTAACCCATTTTATGTTATGAATAACAATCAGCAAGTTTACGTTTGCTTGCAACAAGGCAAAACTAATGCGAATCCGCCTCAAGTTGTTGCTTCAACTGTCCAACCTAGTGGTAATACCACAGGCACTCCATTCAGAACTGCGGATGGGTACATGTGGAAATTTCTTTATTCTATCGGTGCTCTAAAGGCATCGAAGTTTATTTCCTCAGCGTATATTCCTGTTGCTAGAGTACAAGACAGCGCCAACGATACCATTGAAGCAGGCGAACTTGCAGTTGACTCTGATTCTCCTGCAGAAGATGTCGAACAACAAAGTGTACAGAACAATGCAATTGCCGGTCAAATACTAGGATATGTCGTGACCAAGGTTGGAAGCGGTTACACTTCTGTTCCTACTGTAACAATTATCGGAGATGGAACTGAAGCGAAAGCAGACGCAACGATTGCTGGCGGGGCAGTTGTAAAAATCACCGTAAGAGACAGCTCCGACAGCACGATTGCTTTCGGTTCTGGGTATAACTATGCTCAAGTTAAGATCACTGGAGGTGGTGGTGACTCTGCTGAAGCAAGAGCAATTATCGGTCCGCCAGAAGGACTTGGAAACGACCCCAGAGATGATTTAAAGTCTGGTGCCCTCATGTTTAACACTAAACCCGCAGGGGCAGAGGAAGGCGACTTCGTGATCGGACAAGATTTTCGTCAAGTTTCTCTTCTTCGCAACATTAAGATTCAAGACAGTGAGGGATTATTCACCGAAGAAACTGGTCTTGGTCTTAAAAGACTTCAACTTACCTCTATCTCGGACGGTCCTTTCGTAAACGATATTGTTGTTGAAGGTGCAACTTCTGGCGCAAGAGGTTTCGTTGACGATGTTGACTCTAACTCTATTTACTATCATCAAAACGATAGTACTGGATTTGGAGTATTTGACTCTGGCGAAACCATTTCCATTGTTGTCGGCGGCGGATCAACTACAGCAACTGTATCTAAAGTCCTCAAGGGCGTGTTTGATCCTTTGTCCGGAGAACTATTATATGTAGATAACAGAGCAGCAGTTTTCCGCTCTGCAGATCAGACTGAAGATATTAAGATCGTTGTACAACTTTAAGGTTGATTAAAAAATGACAAAAGCATTTACCGAACAAATTTTTCGCACTTCGTATAGAGACGATTTTGCCGATAGTGATAATTACCACAGAATTCTATTTAATAGTGGTAGAGCACTTCAAGCAAGAGAACTTACTCAGCTACAGACGATTATTCAAAAAGAGATTGAAAGGTTCGGGTCGAATATCTTTACAGATGGTGCCGCTATGCAATCTGGTGGCGTCAAGATCAATAATGCTTATGAATTTATTAAGATTGCGTCAACCACATCTCTACCTAGTGACCTAACAACACTTTCAAACGTAGTTTTTACTGGTCAAACATCAGGAATTAAAGTCAGAGTCCTAGAAGCAGTTGCAGCAGAAAGTGGCGATCCTGACACATTATACGTTCAATACTTGGACCTTCCCTCTGGTTCTGCCGGAACAACTTCACCAAAAGTTACTCCGGGCGAAATTCTTTCAGGAACTGTTAGCGGTTCAACTCTGAACCTTCGCGTTCAAGTAACAGATACTGCCGCAAATCCAGCAACAGGATTTGGTTCCCAATTCAGTACAGGACCAGGAAGTTTCTTTGTTCAAGGACACTTTGTATTCGCTGTCCCGCAAAGCATTATTGTTTCAAAATACTCTAACAACTTTTCGGGGACTGTAGGATTTAAGATCATTCAGGACATCGTCACTTCTTCTGATGATGAAGATCTATTTGACAATCAAGGTGCTTCCCCTAATCGTTCTTCCCCTGGCGCAGACAGATACAGAATCCGCCTCGTTCTAATTAATAAAACAGAACTTGGCGCGGACGAAAATTTCGTTTATGTCGCTGAAATTTTTGCAGGCAATATTGTAGACAAACCTTCCTCAAGCGAAGGACTGAATTCTACCAAAGATCTTCTTGCAGTAAGAACATTTGAAGAATCTGGAAACTACATTAAAAAATACTTCAAATCGTTTTTGGAACCAAACGATGATGATTCTTTCAAACTTCGGGTTGAACCCGGTATTGCTTATGTTAACGGTTATAGAGTAGCGAAGAAGTCGCCAACAAGTCTCTTCGTTCCAAAGGCACAAGACACTTTCACTCAAGACAATGATGCAATTTCTGTTGATTATGGAAATTACTTCGAGTTTGACAGTGGAAAGGGGATGCTAAATTTTGACACTTGTGAGTTAGTTGACCTCATGAGTGGAACTGAATACAGCGGAGACTCTATTGGTACTGCAAGAGTCCGAGCAATCAGAGAAGGGACTGGTCTTAACTACAACCTTCACCTTTTCGATATTCGAAGAACTAACGATTCATATTCTCTCAGAGATGTTCGCTCAATCGGAACTGGATCTTCTACTTTCGTAGATCTGGTTCTCGACACCAGCAGCAACTCTATTCTTAAAGAACCTGATAAAAAAGGTCTTTTGTTCGACACTCCGATTCGCCGTCCAAAAGGGTTCACAAGCGTAAGTCTTTCTGTTGCAAGAAGATTTAGCGACACGACCGATGGATCCGGCGATGTTACGATTACTCTTTCTGCGGCGAATGAAAACTTCGAGAACACCGGAGACTGGATTATCTCAACTGCAGCAACTGCTATTGAAACAGGATACTCTATCTCTCTTGGATCTGGTGCCACTTCTGCAACAATCTCAGGACTTCCTTCCAGCACACCAGTTGAGATTCTAGCGTATGTAAAAAAAGGCACTGGTAAAATTCGTCAGAAAACTCTTACTGAAACTACTGTCACAGCAACTCTTGATTCTGATGGAGAAGGTCTAAAGTACATTCCTCTTGGTCAGTCAGACATTTTCTCGGTAAATCGCGTTCGTAAAAATGATTCTGACGGTGCTTCTGTTTTTAATGCGTTCCAGTTAGACGCTGGGCAAAGAGACACTCACTATGCAGATGGACGTCTTATTTACAGTGGATCTGGACTAGACTCTGATGAACAGAATGTCTTTGTTCGATTCAAGTATTTTGCGCACGGTACAGGCGATTTCTTTGCCGTTTCCTCTTATAACGGTCAAGTGGAATACCGAGATATTCCTGCGCACAGACTACAAAATGGCAACCTAGTATCACTCAGAGATGTTCTTGATTTCCGTCCTTCTACAAACGGTTCTGGAGCATTCGTTTCTTCAAGAGTTTCAGAACTACCACAACCCACCGACCTAGTTGAAGCAGATGCAGAGTACTATCTGCCTCGACTTGATAAATTGGTTCTTTCTGAAACCGGAGAACTTCGATATATCACAGGTACGTCTTCGCTTCAACCGAAGTTTCCTTCGACTCCGAAAGAATGCATTGACCTTTACAAGTTTGAACTCAATCCAAACACTCTTCACACGAAGGATCTAAAGAGCAGACTCCTTCCTCTGAAGGGATACACAATGGAAGACATTGGTAAGATTGAGAAGAAACTTGAGAAAGTTGAAGAACTTGCTACTCTTACTCTCCTAGAACTCTCAACTACACAACTGAAGTCGCTTGATTCTAGTGGCGTTGACAGAGCAAAGTCTGGATTCTTTGTCGATAACTTTGCAAATCAGCGCTATTCTGATGTCAAAAACCCAGAGTATCGAGCAGCAATCGATCCGAGACAAAAGTTTGTTCGTCCTACATTTAAAGAGCATAGTATTGATCTTCACTATGATTCTTCTCATGTAGATCAACTTCGTGTTGTGAAATACGGTGACCTCATCATGCTAGATCATGATGAAATAACTTACAAGAATCAACCTTTTGCTTCGAAAACAGAAAATATCAACCCATTCTTCGTCGAAAGGATTCAGGGTGAACTTCTTCTTTCTCCTGCATCAGATAACTGGAAAGAATCAGAAGTTGCTGCGCCAAGAATTATTGATGGTGGTACCGAACTTGATACTCGCCAAGCACTCCTTTGGAATGAGTGGGAGTGGAACTGGGGTGGTGTTGATGTTAACGATCTTCAAGTTGGCGCAACGTCAACTAATGTAACAGGCACATCCACTTCTCAAACAATCAATGTTTCAGAACCAAGACTTACCGGCACAAACGTTACTGAAACTGTTGGTGAATGGGTAGTAACAGGAACAACATCAACCACTACAGAACTCGGTTCCCAAGAAACTATCGTTTCTCAAGAAACTGAAGAAGTTATTCGTCCGGTTATTGATAATTGGTTCCTTTCTGATGGCGCTAGAGACGGATTTGGTGCCGGTGACTGGACTGAAGAAGTACCGGTTTGGGTTGAAGTTGCAACACCTACTACAACCGAAACAAGGACTGAATTCGAAACCGTTGATACAACTACTCGCGAGCAGACTACTACAGTAACCACTGAAAATGAGTTTACTACTGATACTGAGTATGTAACAAACACTACTACGACGACTACGGTTAATAGAATTGCAAGCGAAAGCACGGTTCGCGAAGTTGTTGATAATAGAATCGTTGATGTTGCTTTTATCCCATTCATGCGTTCTCGTAAAGTATCTTTCCGCGCAACGGGTCTTCGCCCAAATACTAGATTCTTCCCCTTCTTTGACGGGACTGATGTTGGTGCATTCTGCAGAAGCAAGACGTTTGTTCGTCACTCTGATAGACCTTCTACAGAAGAAACTACAAACCTTGCTCCTTCTATCGAACATAGCGAAGGTTCCACAAGTCTTGTCTCGAACACTAACGGTGTTATTGAGGGTGAATTTGAAATTCCAAATAATAGTGCCATGAGATTCCGAACTGGCAGAAGAGAATTTGCTCTTTATGACATTAGCGTCTATAACACGAAAGATGCACTTTGCACTGCAACTGCTTACTATCATGCCGAAGGCGTACTTGAAACTTTCCAAGATACTGTCCTCTCGACTCGAATTCTAGAGATAGTTGGTTCTCAAGCAACAACCTCTAATACTAATGTCAGAACTGAACAGAGTATCTCAACCGAGACTCTAGTTTCGTCAACAGTTGCTACTGATGTACAAGAAGAAAGAACTATCAGTGAAGTTGTAACAACTTCTCAAACCGGATCTACTGTTTCTGCGACTCAACCAGTAACTACGACAACTGTCCCGGTCGATCCAGAACCAACTCCGGAAGTTACGCCAGATACCTCGATTCGTCCGACGCCGTTGGATCTTTCTGAAATTGACTTTTCAATACTTGATTTTAGAGGACCTTCAATTTATTTCGATCCTCTGGCACAAACCTTCGACGTTCCAGATGTCAATGGCGTTTTCTTAACCCGTATTCGTATTTACTTCAAGTCAAAAGATACGAATAATATTCCGGTTAAACTTGAACTTCGTCCTGTTGTTGAGGGAAGACCAACCTCTGAAAGAATCCCTGGTTCTTTGGTTGTCAAGAATCCTTCTCAAGTTAATCTGGTTCCAAACGACACAATCGCAAGCATGGAAGCGAATGGAACTGACTTTGTATTCGACGAACCTGTTTTCCTTCCGGGCGGGCAAGAATACGCAATCGTTCTTCGTTCAGACTCAATGGAATATCGCGTATACATTTCTGAGATCTACGATTTCGTCCTGGGTTCTACCGAGAAGAGAATTAGCAAGCAACCAACTCTTGGTTCGCTTTTTAAGTCTCAAAACTCCAGACTTTGGGAAGCAGATCAAAGACAAGACCTTGCTTTCAGAATGTACCGTGCAGATTTCGAGAACTCTGGTAATGTAATCCTTGAAAATGTTCAAGTGCCACCATCAATTCTTACTAAGAATCCTTTCTATATGGATAGCGGAAGCAGTGACGTTTTCGTAATCAATCGTGGACATGGACTTCGTCAAGGCGACGTTACTACCATTACCGGACTTGACTCTTCAACTGTTTACGCAAGCGGCGTTAAAGGTTCTTCTCTGCTCGGACAAAGAACAGTGACTTCTGTTGATGGAACTGGATATAAGTTTGAAGCAGACAGCGCAGCAACTTCCACCGGAAGGTTTGGAGGCGGTAGAGCGCGTGGTAGTCAGAATATGAACTTTGATCTATTGAGACTTGATGTTGACACTCTACAACCAGAGACAACCAATATTACTTTCTCTGGCAAATTTACTTCTGCTTCTTCTCTTGTAGATTCGGATCAAGGTAGATTTACTAAAGATACTTCTTATCGCCTAATCAAGAACAAGAACAACTTCGAATTTTCCAACCCAAAGGCAATCTACACTGAAGTTGAAGAGACAGCAGAACTTGTAAATGCTGGACTCGGTAAGTCTTCTACAATTCAATGTACGATGACCACAACTGACTCTCGAGTCAGTCCTGTTATTGACATGCAAAGAGCATCAATGGTTCTTGTTGGTAATCAGATCGATAAACAGGATTCTGCCGCAACTACTGGGTTCAACGTTCCGATTCGATTTGTTCCTGAGACTAACCCATTCCTTGGATCTTCTCTCGCGAAGCATATCACAAGTCCAACTGAACTTACCGAAGAGGCTGTTGGATTGAAGATTCTTCTGGCAGCAAATAAACCACCGGGATCTGATTTCCAGGTTTACTATCATGTTGCAGACGAAAGCGAGAATATTCGTAGAAAAAACTGGATTTTGGTTGAACCAGAACAAAATCTTCCTGCAGACAATAACAGAAAAGTCTTCAGGGAATATCGTTACATTGTTGGTGGAATTGGTGGGACAATGGATCCCTTTACTAAATTTCAAGTTAAAATCGTCTTTAGGTCCACTAACAGTGCTAAAGTCCCAGTAATTCGTGACCTAAGAGCAATCGCATTATCGGTGTAAAAATTATGGATAAAACTGACTTGATTCCCGTAGAGGGTTATGAGAATCTCGCTCGTGACCCAAAATCGGGTGCCATTCTTAATATAAATAAACTTGAGATTGAAAATGCCCGTGTTCAAAAAGAGATTCGCAAGAAGCGACTTGAAGAACAAGAGAAACTGAAAGAGACCGTTAGTCAATTAGAAACAGATGTTAAGGAGATTAAGAGTCTTCTTTCACAGATAGCAGAGAAACTTTAAATGGCGCGTCCGATTACACTTATAACAGATTCGTTTAAAATCTTCAAGGACAATGTTAACACAGTTTCTGTTAACGTTGGTGATCCAGATTTACTGACGACCACAACGAGAGCAGGACAGAGATCCGATTCTTCTGATATTGTAAGTGCAATCAATGAACTTGATTCCGATCTCCACGGATCTGGTGGTGGTGATGTAAAGAATGATCTCAACTATCTTTCTTATGCTATTAATACTGTCCGCGATAGTGGCATGGTTGGCGCAATTAACGCAATTGACGCACTGATTGGCGGCGATTCTGATGTTCTTCCTACTTCAGCAAAAACTCTCATTTTTGCGATTAAAGAATTAGACTCTGACCTTCATGGAGTTGGTGGTGGTAATGCAAAAGCAGACCTAACTACTTCTGCCAAAACAATTGTTGATGCAATCAATGAGATCGAGGCAGTATTCGATGCCTCTGCAACAGAAATCAACTCTCCCTCTTCTTTTGAAGCCTATGTTACCGGTGATTTCACGATAGATGCATCAGGAGACATTATCCTTGATGCAGATGGTGCTAATGTTACTTTGAAAGACGGCGGAGTAACTAGAATTGACCACCAGTTAGGATCAACCAACATCGTTGCAGTTACCGGAAATTATACATTAGATGTTTCTGGTAACATCGTTTTAGATGCCGACAATGGAAACATCGACATCAAAGATGGTGGCGTTACTCGATTTGCTTATGGTCTCGGTGCTACAAACACCCTTGATATCACCGGAAATATCGTAACCAATGTCTCTGGTAGTATTACTGACTCTGCCGGCACATCAATCACACAAAAGTCAGGAACCACGTTCTCACAAATTTCTGGTGGCAATTTCACCACTACGGTGACAGGAAACTACTCTGTTGATGCGTCTGGTAATGTCATTCTTGATGCTGATGCCGGAGACGTTCTTCTGAGAGATGGCGGATCTCAATACGGTTCGCTAACAAATAACAGCGGACATCTTGTAATTAAGACTGGTACCGATAGTGCATTGACGTTTGATGCAACAAATGCTACTTTCAACAAGACTCTCTATACTGACTCTGCACTGGATACGAATGCAAAGAGTGTTGCTGGCGGAATCAATGAACTAGAGACTGCAGCACGAGGCGCGAACACAGACTACTCACTGTCAACTACTGCGCAAAACTTTAGAGATGCAATCCGAGAGCATGAGACCGATATTGGTAACATGGTCTTTACTGGTCTTTCTGCGACAAATATCTCTGCTGCTCTCCGAGAACTTCGAGCAGAACTTGGTGACCACACTGCTCTTGTAACAGAAACCGACTCAAACGCTGTTGCTGCTATCAACGAACTTCATTCAGATATTGGTGACATTGCTCTTCTTAGTGTCAACGACTCAGAAGGTTCTGGCACTACTGCAACTAATCTTGTTACTGCACTAAACTTCTTAGATTATCGTCTTGACTCCGTCGAGACATTACTTGATCAAGCAGTAAAAACGACATCAGATGTTCTGTTTAATTCTGTTGAAACGCCACTCGTTAAAAGAACTGGCAACTTTACACTCGATGTTTCTGCAGATATTATTCTTGATGCAGGCGGTGCTGATGTTCTTCTAAAAGATGACGGAACGCAATACGGCGCATTAACAAATACTTCCGGTAATCTGATTATTAAATCCGGAACAACGACTGCAGCAACCTTCAATGGCGCTAACGTCACTTTTGCAGGAACTATAGCACAGGGAACAAGTCTTAATACTTCAGCAAGCACTCTTGGTTCTGCTATAAACGAGATTCATGACGAGTTAGACTCTGCTTCGGGAGAGATCTCTTCTCATGCTTCAAGACTCAATGATCTTGAGTCTGATAATAGTGTGCTGAATACTTTTGTTGAACCAACACAATCACTCTCAACGAATGCGACAACTCTTGCGGATGCTGTTAATGAATTAGACAGCGACATTGGGAATCTTGATCTACTTGAGGATTCTGTTTACGCTGGTTCTAAGAATAATGTTGTGACAGCATTAAATGCTGCGGCAGCATTGTTGCTTCAACTGGATTCTAATAGTGGATTCCTGGACAATGCTATTGGTAGTCTAAATAATCTAGCAGCGTTCTTTGATAGCGCAGGAGCAACATCGAGCGTAGTGAATGCTCTGAATCATTTAGCTAGTAGAGTGGTTGATGTCTATGACGAGACTGGCACTCTGCTAAACACCTAACATTAGGATTGCAGTATGTCAATTGACAAACCTCTAAAATTAGATGGGTCAGAAGGTAATTTAAAAAGATTTACTTCTACAGAAGAAAATTATCTTGCCTACAGAACAGGTTTAAACCTTGCATCCTCTGCTGGAACTGAAGTTGGAGACCTCACTCTAACCTCGTCTGGTAACACAAATATTGGTTCATTCGTAGACACATTTTTCAATCAGGCAGTTGGAACTCATCCTGGATCTTCAATCACGTCAGGGTCTACAACAACGACTCTTTATCAGATCGCAGGAACTGCATCAGAAGCAGATTCGGATTTTAGAAAACCTGTTGGTTATCTAGATGCTTCACCAGAAGGCATCTATGAGATGGCAGATTCTGATTTTAATATTCTTGTCGACAGAATCAACGGAAGAATCGCAACATCAGATTATCCCGGAATTTTTAAGTTGGGTTCATCCTCTCCTGGCGGGGATTACAGCACATTCATTTCTAATGTATTCAGTGACACTCAAACAGACGGAACTACTGTAAATTACAACATCTATCGCCGCGATACGATGTCTGCTCCAACAACGACTAAATCTGTTGCTATAAAAAGAAGTGGGGGAAAAACTGGAGATTTCCAGGGTCTTCAACAGATGACCGATAACCAGATTTCCACTACATTTGGACAAAGAGCAAAAACAAGAAAGGCAGCTGCGGGCAATATTGGTTCTTATCAATTACGTTCTTCTTCACAAGGCGCACCAACCGATCCAGGGACTTGGAGATCAGTTGGTGTCGCAACTGACACAAAAAAAGACGCAATTAGTGTCAACTATACTAGAAATCGCAACTCGGCATATACTCGAGATAGAAGTAGCGCATATACTAGAACTTCAGTAAGAACAAGTTCCAGAAACTTTGCTGGAGATTACGTTCAAGAGTATACAAGAACGTTTTCGGGAAATTATACAAGAACTTTCATCGGTAATTACGCAGGAAACTATTCTCGCAATTTTACTCGTAGTAGAATAACAACTTCTACAAGAAACTTCACTCGAACTTCTACAAGAACGTTTACCGGCAACTACGCTCGAAATTTCGCCGGAAATTACACCGGAAACTTCACTCGTACGTTTATCGGAAATTATTCTAGAAATTTCAATAGATCGTTTACCGGAAACTACACTCAAGAGTATTCGAGAGCATTTACTCGAAATAGATCTTCTTCTTATAATAGATCATTTACCGGAAACTACACTCAAGAGTATGCGAGAGCATTTACTAGAACACGAGTCACAAACTTCACTCAAGAATATGCCGGTAACTTCACGGGAGATTATACTCGAGACAGAAGCAGCGCATATACTAGAGATTCTACCAGAACTTCTACTCGCACTTCTACCCGCACTTCTCTAGCTCCGGGTACAACAACGCTGCACACATCTTATAATCCATCATCAGCACCAAGTAACGGAGACACTGTTATTACAGTTCGTGATGGAAACAATATTTTTAGTCATACGTCCAATCACGAAAACATTGACACCGTAGACGGCAGGGCAGGGAGTGTCGGTAGAAACGTAGTCGTGACTTTTCAATTTGTCGATAATGATGGTAGTGGAGGTCTTGACTTTATTGTTATTAGACCTCAAGGCGCTGACATTACAATCAATAATATGGCAGTCGTTGAAACAGGATTAAACATTTCTCCGTTTACCGGAACGATTGCTGCAGGGAGCATTGGATATGTAGAAGTCACTGGATTTCCAGATCCAGGCGATCGCGGACAGATTTCCTTTACATTCACATATCCTTCAGGTCTTACTCGACTTGATGTGTTTTATCGCGACGATCCTGATGATGACGATAGAACTACCGGTGTTCTTATGAACATGCCTAACAGATCATATACTGGAAACTTTGGCGGAAACTTTGCTGGTAACTTCACTGGTAACTATGCTAGAACCTTTGTTGGTAATTATACTCGCATAAGTACTAGAACTTCTACTCGAAATTTCGCTGGCAATTTTGTTGGAAACTATAGTCGAAACTTCACAAGAAACTTTACAAGAAATAGAACTTCTTCGTACAGTAGAAATTTTGTTGGTAATTATTCTAGGAATTTCACTAGGAATTTCACAAGGACCAGAATTGAATCTTATTCAAGAAACTTTACTAGAGATAGAGTTTCTGCTTATTCGAGAATTTTCGCTAGAACTCGAGTCTCAAACTATACAAGAAATCGCATAAGCACTTATGCCGGTAACTTCACTCAAGAGTACACTAGAACATTTATTGGAAATTACTCAAGAAATTTTGTTGGGAACTATACTAGAGATAGAGTTTCGGCATATACTAGAAATAGAACTTCGGCGTTCACCAGAGTTTTTGTAGGAAATTATAGTCGAGACTTTGCGGGAAATTTCACAGGCAACTATTCTAGGATCTTTATCGGAAATTATTCTAGGACATTCACTGGAAATTATTCTGGTCTTACGATTCAACCAACATCAAGCACAGTCCAAACATATACGCTGTATGTAAGATCTTCATAGTCCCCGAGGTTTATAAATGACATCTAATGTACCATTAAAATTAGAAGGAACCCTCGGCGACCTTAAAGAGATGTCTTCTCTTGAGGAGAACTATATTGCCTACCAAGCAGGACTTCAACTTGCTGCTTCAACAGGAAATGAAGTTGGAGACATCACTCTTACTGCTGCTGGCAATCAGCTTGCCGGAAGTTTTACTGACACGTTCTTCAACCAACCAGTAGGAACCCATCCTGGAACTTCCATAACTTCTGGTACAACGACAACCAACATATATCAAATCTCAGGAACTGCTGACGAGTCTGATTCTGATTTTAGAAGACCGATTGGATTTACAAGTCCAAATAATATCTATGAGATGAATGACTCTGATCTCGATTCTCTTGTAACCAGAATTTCTTCTCGTATTGCAACTTCTGATTATCCTGGGATTCTGAAACTTGCTTCTTCTTCTCCGGGCGCTGACTATTCTTTGCTTGTCTCTAACATTTTCAGTGATACTCAAACTGACGGAACCACTGTAAATTATAACATTTATAAAAGAGAGACAATGTCAGCACCGACAACGGCAAGACCGATGTCGATTCGTCTCTCGAATGGAGACTCCGGAGACTTCGAAGGATTGCAAGAGATGACTGATCGTCAGATCAGTTATTCTTTTGGACAAAGAGTTAAAACGAAAAGAGCAGTTTCAGGTAATATTGGTTCTTATCAACTTAGATCTTCATCTCAAGGAACTCCTACCGATCCAGGGACTTGGAGATCTGTGGGAACCGCAACAAACACCAAGAAAACAACAGCAGATGTAAACTATACGAGAAATCGTGATTCTGCATACACTCGAGATAGAGCATCGGTATTCAACAGAAATTCATTAAGAACAAGAATCTCAAATTATGCCGGTGAATTCACGGGAAACTATACGAGAAACTTCGTTGGAGATTATACAAGAAATTTCATTGGCAACTATATCGGTGACTTTACCGGTAATTACGTAAGGAACAGATCCTCTGCTTACACTCGCGATAGAGTGACTAATTTTGCTGGCGATTTCACAGGCAACTATGCTAGAAACTTTGTTGGTAATTACAGTAGAGCATTTGTTGGTAACTACACTCGAGCATTTGCCGGAAATTTTGTTGGGAACTATACGAGAAACAGCACAAGAACTTCGATAAGAACAAGAGTAAGTTCATATGCAAGAACTCGCGTTACAAACTTTGCTGGTAACTTTACTCGCATCAGCACAAGAACTTCCAATAGAAATTTCACTCGCATTAGCACAAGAACTTCGATAAGAACAAGAGTAAGTGCATATGCAAGAACTCGCGTTACAAACTTTGCTGGTAACTTTACTCGCATCAGCACAAGAACTTCTCTTAGAACTTTCCTAGGCAACTACTCTAGAAACTATGCCGGTAACTTCACAGGTAACTATGCAAGAAACTTTGCTGGTAACTTCACTGGTAACTATGCAAGAAACTATGCCGGCAACTTTACTGGTAACTATTCAAGAAATTATGCTGGTAACTTCACAGGTAATTATGCCAGAATCAGTACAAGAACTTCTACCAGAACTTCTACTCGTATTTCTACCCGAACTTCTCTTGCTGCTGGAACGACTACACTAGACACGTCATATAACCCCTCAACTGCTCCCGGAAACGGTCTTTCTCACATTAGAATCTATGATGGGAGAAATACGTTTCAACAGTCGACGCCGGCTGATGATGATAGATATCAGGCGTTTTCGACCGCAGGAAGTGCCGGAAGAAATGTAGTAATCACATTTCAGTTTCAAGACATTGACTTTAGTGGCGGCGAAGACTTTATCGCGTTTCGTACTTATGGTGCAGCAATTACAATTGGTGCTATGGCTAAAGTACAGACTGGTCTATTCATAAATACCTTTACTGGAACTATAGCCGCAAACACGCTTAGGCTCCTATCCGTAACAGGGAATCCCGATAGAGGAGACAGAGGGCAGATTTCATTTTGGTTCACCCTTCCAGCTGGTCTTACTAGATTGGACGTTTGGTATATCGACGACCCTGACGATGACTCTAGAGATACTGGATTCGAGATATTTTTTCCGTTTAACACATATACTGGTAACTTCACCGGGAACTTTGTAGGCAATTTCGGCGGTAACTTCACAGGTAATTATGCCAGAATCAGCACAAGAACTTCCAATAGAGCTTTCACTCGAATCAGTACAAGAACTTCCAATAGAGCTTTCACTCGAATCAGTACAAGAACTTCTGCTCGCAACTTCACTCGAATCAGTACAAGAACTTCCAACAGAGCTTTTGTAGGTAATTACGTTCAAGAATATGCTGGTAACTTCACGGGTAACTATGCAAGAAACTTTGCCGGTAACTTCGTAGGAAACTACTCTAGGAATTTCGTTGGGAACTATGGAGGCGACTTCATAGGTAATTATACTCGAACATCAACAAGGTCTCGAATCAGTGCATACTCGCGAACAAGAAATTCAACATATACCAGAACAAGAACTTCTTCATACAGTCGAAACCGAGTCACAAACTTTGCCGGTAATTTCATTGGCAATTATTCGAGACTCTTTACGGGAGAATACACTCGAAACTCTACATCAGAATTTACTCGCGGCCGAACAAGTGCATTTACCAGAACAAGGAATTCTGCATACACGAGAGTCTCCTCCAGAACCAGCACGAGAGATTTTGCAGGAAATTATACCGGAGACTTCGTTTCTAATTTCACAGGAAACTACACCAGACAATTTATTGGTAATTATGCGGGAGAGACAATTCAATCGTCTTCTGAAGTAATTGAAACATACACTCTTTATGTAAGAGCAAGTTAATGCATATATACTGAACTCTTTAGAATTTTGGAGCAAACCCTTATGAGTAGAAGAACATGGCTTGATAATGCTTTTTGGGAAACATCGGAAAAGCAGATGATTAACTGCATCTTAGAACTTGAAGATGATGTTGGTCGAGTGACTCGACAGGTGATGAAAATCAACAGATACGATAAAGAAGGCAATGAAAACCCTGACTTTATTGAAGTTGTTGATTCTGTGACCGAAGAAGTGGTAAACAAAAATACCGAAGATCGAAGAATCCGAAAAAAAGCAGAAGCAGAAGAGCAGAAACAACGCGAAATTGAACATGCAAAGGCAAGGAAATTAGAAAAACTCTTTGAATATAAACTAGAGACTTTTGAAGTCGAAGAAATCAAAAATTCAAAAAACAGACCTCTCAAATCTAAGCTTCGTCGCGCAAAGAGCAAAGTTGAAGTTGACCTATATGCTATGATGATTCTTGCCGAAGAACTGAAGAAAAAAGAAGAGGAAGAGGCAAATGGAAAAGAGTAAAGGATATCTTGTAGTTGCTTCCAAAAGGATTAATTTCTACAAGTATGCGCTCAACTTAATCGATTCTATTCGTGACTTCAACGAAGACGCAAAAATTTGCCTTGTTACCGAGGATCATTTCCTAGATCAAAAAGGAAGAGATTTAGCAGACGACATTATCATCTGCGACGATCACTATCGAGCAAAACTCTGGGGAATGGCAAAAAGTCCATATGATTTGACAATGTATATTGATGCTGACATGGAATGCGAGCACGAAGATATTGCAAATGTCTTTGATGAACTTGGTGATAATGACATCATGTTTAGCGCGTTGACCGATGATCGCTCTTATGTTTATGCAGAAAGAGATTTTGATACGCCCGAAGGAAAAACAAAGTTTACTCTCTGTGGTGGAGTCTGTCTTTATGACATGACCAAACCTATTGTTCGTTCTTTTATGAGCGACTGGTGGGAACTAACTCGAAGACAGATGAATGATGAGTGGTGGCCAAGAGGATATTCGGATAGTCTAAAATCCTGGGATCAATTTTCTCTTTGGTGGTTGACCGAAAAAGAACCAAAGTATCATGACCTCAAGGTTGAGATTTTTAAAGATGATTTAAGATGGAATTATTATAATGCTTTCAATTGGGCAATCACTCGTCCAGAAAAAGAAGTTGTCTTGAGGCATTATTCTTGCGGTCTTGATAAGGACGGTGTTTTGGTATGACAGGAAATATGATTCACATTCCAGTAAAAAATAAAGAATTGATCTCAATACTGGATCAATATCCTGCTTTAATTCAACTTGAAGATTTTGAAAAAAATCTTCACTTGACAGCAAGAGAGCACCAAAGAAAAAGACATTATTATGTCGGTGAAAATCACATGAACGAAATCGTTGGAATGGGAACGAATCATGATGGGTTTCCAGATCAATTGGTCGGATATGATTTAAAAACAAATTCCTTAGAGCATGTTTACTTTGAAGGCGAGGTTGACTCTCAGTGGAGATTAGATTTTACAAAAAAACTCGGGTATCTTAACACCGAAATGATGTCCTTCCTTGGCACTAAAAATAATGCATTGACCTGCATTTATCCTCCTGGCGGATTTATTTCTTGGCACAACAATGCAAACGCTGCCGCATATAATTTGATTTTCACCTGGAGTGAAAACGGCAATGGTTGGTTTAAATACATTGATCCCGATACAAAACGTGTTGTTACAGTAAAAGACGAACCGGGTTGGCAGTGTAAAGCAGCGTATTTTGGACATTATGGTGAACCAGATCGCCTAATGTATCATGCTGCATCTACTGATTGTTGGAGATGCACTGTTTCTTATACCTTTAGCATTGCCGAAGCATCAAGAGAATTTAGAGAAGAAGTCCTTGAAGATATCTCGTCAGAGTAGAAAAAATATAAATAAAGGAAACTGATCTTTCTGCAGGAAATAAAATGGCAGACTACGAAGAAATTACTATTGATCAAGGAGCAGATGTTGCAATCGAACTGCACCTTGTTGAACAGGATGGATCTAAAAAAGACCTGACCGATTATTCTGCAAATGCGAAAATGAAGAGAAACTATAACAGCGACAGCGCGGACACAGTAGATTTTACAACTATTATTCCTTCTCCTTCTTCTGATGGTGTTGTTGTCATTTCTCTGACGAACGAGCAGACTGATGCCCTAAATACAAGGGGAAGATATGTTTATGACGTTGAGATTTCTTTCGATGATAGCGACGGGAACACTATCATTGAGAGAGTCCTTGAAGGAAAAATAAAAGTAACACCTTCGGTTACAAGGTAAAGTAGTAAAATGGCAATTAGGGTATCCTCTAGAGGAACAACACAGGTTAAGCGCGTTACGGTCGGGAGACCTGTTCGAAGAGTTGCTGAACAACTTATTGCGTTATCTGCAATCGAAGGAATTGATATCACTAATTCGGCGAGCGGAAGCGTTTTAGTTTACAATACTTCCACAACAAATTATGAGGCGACTACTGAACTAGACGAACAAACAATTAATGGAGGCCAGTACTGATGGCATCAACAATTAGAATAAAAAGATCCGGAGTATCTGGTAATCCCTCTACACTCGCTCAGGGTGAACTTGCATACTCATACTTAACGGACAATGGTGCGAATGGCGGTGATCGTCTTTATGTCGGCACTGGTACCGAGACTGGCGGTGATGCAGCAAACCACGTGGTTATTGGCGGTAAATACTTTACCGACATGCTCGATCACACCAAAGGTACGCTAACCGCCAGCAGCGCAATTATCGTTGACGAAAATAGTAAAATCGATGTTTTAAATGTCGATAACATTACACTCAACGGTAATAGTATCACAACCTCTTCTGGTGATTTAACACTTAATCCGACCGGCGACGTTGATGTTAATGGTAACACCATTATAAACGTCCCAACCCCGACACAAGATTCTGATGCGGCGAACAAGAAATACGTCGACGACGAAATCGCTGATATCACATTTACGATTAGCGATTCAAGTTCTACTGATGTCTTTAGTGCATCTTCCGGAACACTGACTATTGCGGGCGGAACTGGGATTACTTCTGCGGTAACTGACGATAGAGTCGAACTCTCGATTACCGACACTGGTGTTGTTGCTGCGACATATGGTTCTACCACTCAGATCCCTGTTCTTACTATTAATGCACAGGGACAGGTGGATAGCGCAGGAACTGTTGACGTTGCAACAACGTTGACGATTAATAATGATGGAATTTCTATTCTTGATTCGGATCTGACTTTCGCTGCTGGCGAAGGATTAGATGTTGCTTACGATAGTGATACAAACACCGTAACTTTCTCTGGCGAAGACGCAAGCACTACCAATAAAGGTGTTGCTTCTTTTGACACCAACGATTTTACTGTTACCAGCGGTGCCGTTTCTATCAAAGATTCTGGTGTTGGCAACTCTCAACTTGAGAACAGTTATTTAATTATCGGTACTGATGCGGTTCAACTTGGCGACACCATTACTGATATTAATGGACTGACTGAACTCGATGTTGATAATATCAAACTTGACGGTAACACCATCAGCACAGTTTCTGGCGGAAACCTAATTGTCGACCCGAATCCGGTTGGCGATTCTGGTGACCTAATTGTTCTTGGTAACCTGATTGTTCAAGGTACCACGACTACAATCAACTCCACAGAACTGACGATTAATGATCTGGCGATTGTTCTAGCTGATTCGGCAGGTTCGGCAGCTGAAGCAGATGGCGCTGGTCTTATTGTCAATGGTGCGAATGCGAACTTTTTGTACTCTGTCTCGGGTGATAAATGGACCTTAAATAAGGACCTCGATATCGCAGGTCAACTTTTTCTTAATGGCGTTGGATTTGAGCAACTTGTAGATAGCGAAGTTGCCAATCTTCTGACTGCCGGTGAGGGAATTGACCTTACTTACAACGATGGTGCGAACGAACTCACAATTGCTGCAGAACTCGCAACCATCACCAATCCTGGTGTCGCGTCCTTTGACTCTGACCAATTTACGGTCACATCAGGTGCTGTTACCATCTATCAATTGGATGGTGGCACTTACTAAAAGAAGTTGATGCCCTCTTAAATAAGAGGGTTTGTGCCAATATTGGACTTGGGGATGACGAATGTCTACGACCACGTTTCGTCTGAAACGTAGTTCGGTACCAGATAAGGTACCAACTACCGAACAATTAGAACTCGGCGAAGTTGCCATCAACACATATGATGGTAAAGTATACATTAAAAAAGACAATGGTACTGCCGCAGTTGTTGAAGTTGGCGGAACCAGTGTCAATGGTTCTTGGAAAGAATATCAGTATTCTGCCGATAGCGGACAGACTGTTTTCACAGGTTCTGATGCTGATTCGCAAACTCTCCGATACCTTATCGGATATGTTCAAGTATTCTTGAATGGTGTTCTTCTTGATCCTAATGTTGACTATACTGCCAACAATGGATCTTCAATTGTACTTACAACTGCCGCAGACTCTGGAGATAATCTTCAGGTTGCAACATTCTCTCAGATTCTGGGTGTTGGCGACAACCTTGTAGATAACTTTACAGGCGATGCTCTTACTACTGATTTTACTCTTTTACAAGATCCTCTTGAAGAAAATAACATCAACGTCTTTATTGATGGTGTTTATCAGCAAAAGAATTCTTTCTCAGTCTCTGGTACAACACTCTCGTTAAGCGAAGCACCTGATAGTAATGCCTCTATCGAAGTAATGACTTCCAGTCGGAACGTCTCCTTAAACGAACTTGAGGATCTGACACTTTCTGGCGAGATACTTCTTAATTCAAATGCCGAGGGTGTTGTCGAAGCAACTTTCGCAACTGTAAGTGCGACCACAGTCTCAACAATCAGTTCTTCTCTCTATCGTTCTGTCAATTATCAAATTCAGGTAAAAGACTCGGCAGCAAATGAGTTTATGTCAACACAGATTAATCTGATTCATGATGATTCGGATGTCTTTATCACTCAGTATGGTACACTATTTACAGGTGACTCTGCACTTGGTACATTTGATGCTTTGCTTTCTAACGATAATATCCTCCTTCAGATTACTCCTGCCTCAACCAACACAATGAAGTCCAAGATTAAGTATAGCGCGATGCCTGTATAAATAGAATAAAATCATCTTACGTTGGAGAGTAAAGAAAGGACTCATTGTCGGTGATGTCGAGGTATTTGACTCATCGGGCAGTCTACAAGCAAGTTCTCTAGGAAGCATCTCCAGTACAGATGTGACCGAGGGAACCAATCTCTATTATACCACTGTTCGTGCAGATTCTGATTTTGATGTTCGTCTGACTACTAAAAGTACTGATGATTTATCAGAAGGTAGCAATCTTTACTATACTACAGTTAGAGCAGATTCTGATTTTGATACGAGACTTACCACAAAATCAACAGATGATCTATCAGAAGGTTCTAATCTTTACTATACCACAACACGTGCTGACAGTGACATCGCAGACTATCTAACAGGCAGTATCAGCACGGGTAACATCACCACGACAGGATATATTCGCGGACCGAGTACGTTTACGATTGACCCTGCGGTTCACGGCGACTCTTCTGGTACTCTTGTCATTCTCGGTAATCTTCAAGTTGATGGGACTACCACTACAATTAATTCAACGACCGTTGAGGTTGATGATAAGAATCTAACTCTTGCCAGCGGAGCAGTCAATGCTGCTTCAGCAGATGGCGCTGGTATTACGATTGATGGTGCTTCTGCTACGCTGACTTATAACAGCACTCCGGATGCCTGGTCGTTTAATAAGAATGTTGGGATCGGGACGGATTCGCCTACAACCAGATTAAACATTGCAAATACAGTTGGTATATCTGGATCGGGGAATGATACTTACGGGCAGATTGATTTAGTCAACACTGAGACAGGCGTTAGCGGAGATGAAATAGGACCATTTATTACCTTTAGAGGTAGACGGGGAGCAACAGACAGTGTGATAGCTGCTTATGGGTCTATTGGGGCTGTAAACACAGGCACCTCTGGTAACTCTGAAGGTGCGATAGTCTTCCGTGTTAAAAATGCAACAGGTGCTTCTCAAATCTTAGTTGAGCAAATGAGAATCACAACTGGCGGCAACGTCGGGATTGGTACGGATAGTCCTAGCACCATTTTAAGTGTTCAAGGCGGGTCAGCTAACGGCATTGAATTAGATCAAGACGGAGATTTATCCACGGATAGCAACCGTTTGTTTTTTACAACAAGCGGCGGATCAAATGCGATTTATAGTAGTAGTGGCGCGCTTCGCTTTACGACGGGTGCTACAGCCGGTACTTCTAGTGGTACAGAAGTCATGCGCATCGCCTCCTCGGGCAACATCGGGATAGGAACAGATGATCCAATAAGAAAACTGACAGTATATGGCGGAAGTAGCGGAGAAACAGGAACAGTTGACTCAAATAGTTTGTTCTTTATTGAAAATAATGCTAATGCGTTTATCGAAACAAGAGTTCCTAACACG